ATGCTAGAGAAGCATTCGAATGTCTCAGTGGTTATGGCTCGCGGTAATCACGACTCAGAGACAGCGATAGCGATCGCCATGATTCTCGCTTACCGATACGCGAAAGAGCCGAGAGTGACCATTCTGGAGCCGAACGGATTCTTTACCTATACGACGTTCGGGAAGAATCTCATCGCTATCACACACGGCGACAAAGCTCCCGGGCGACGTTTGGCTGATATGCTGCCGAGACTGAGCGTCTGGTCGAGCACGAGTCACCGATACTGGATACTCGGTCATTTCCACAGTAAGCTCTCTGAGCAGTACGATAACTCGGTCGTGCTGGAGCGTTTCGGGACGCTCGCTCCTGCCGATTCTTGGCACGCATCTAAAGGCTACTGCTCGCCCAGCATCATGAACCAGATCGTTTATCGTCGAAGCGGCGGGATAGCCATCCGGCACGAGTACGAGATACCCGGTAAAGACTACGAGCCAGATCACGAAATCTGACATTTATCTGAACGTCTTATGTGATAAAATCGGAGCAAAAGGATTCAACGTAATGGCTAAAGACCCCAGACTCACGAAATACCGTCTCGAAGGCTATAACAAGCCGAAGCGGACTCCCGGTCATCCGACGAAGAGTCACGTCGTGCTCGCCAAAGAAGGCGACGACGTAAAGCTCATCCGGTTTGGACAGCAGGGCGTGAAGGGTTCGCCGCCGAAAAAGAACGAAAGCGATGCGGATAAAGCTCGCCGAGCATCATTTAAGGCTCGGCACGAGAAGAACATCCGAAAGGGTAAGATGAGCGGCGCGTTCTGGGCTGACAAAGTGAAATGGTGAGATGACTAAATACGATCCGGCAGAAATCATTCTCTCAATAATCTACTACAGCAGCGGATCTTATTCGCCCGAAGAGATTGTCGAGATTATGGAGACGATCGCTATGTATCAGCCAGACGCTATGACAGAGAAGAGAACTACCGCCGGACTCCGCATCGTCCCAATTAATACGAACGAGTATGTATTCGATGACTGACGCAGAACTGGAACTCATGATTGACCGGGCGGCGAAGAAGGGCGCGAGAGAAGCTCTCAGAGATATTGGCCTTTACGACGACGACGCTCGGGATGACGTGAGAGAGATTCGCTCGCTGCTGGAAGCATGGCGAGACACAAAGCGGACAGTCGGGCAAACAGTTGCTCGGTTCTTTACAATGGCACTTCTCGCTCTTTTAGCGGCTGGGGCTTATATGGAGTTCGGCGACAAATGAGTGAATATACTAATCTCAACCCGTCCGGAAATACCGGATTCGACATCGCCCGGCTGAATATCGCCGAAGCGACTCCGGTCAATCTCTTCGGATACAATGCGGCAGTTGGTGGATCTTACGAGACTATCTGGAACTTCGGCGCTAAATACCCTATAAACGGCACTGCTGGCGTTATGAGCGTTGTTAGTAGCGCGGCAGGGGATTCGTCTAAGCGAGTGCTAATACAGGGCGTAGACGGCGAATTTAAGGCCGTCTCGCAGATTGTGACGCTAGACGCTACCAATGCGACGACTCCGGTCAATACAACTCTGCAATTCTTGCGGATTAATCAGGCGATTATGCTTGATGGCGAGAATGCAGGAAATATATCGATCACGAAGGGCGGCTCTACTTATGGTTATATCGCCATCGGTGAAGGACTCTCTCAGGCATGCCAGTATACGGTCCCGGAAGGATACTCGCTTTACATCTTCCGCATCACGATGAACTCGGCAACGGCTAACCCGAACAAATATATTCGCTTTCGCAACGTGACTCAGGACAAGAACGGTCGAGTACTGAGAGTGGCCCGGGCGACCAGTGCGGTCTCTCAGGTTCATTACGATCGCCAGATTCCTTTCCGAGTAAACGAATGCACTTATTTTGAATTTGAAGCGCAATCCAGCACTGGCGAGAATGAAGTTGCTATGTTCATCGAGTGCGCATTACTGAAGAACCCATGGGGGCGTGACTAATGCCGTATCACTCGAAGCCAGTTAAGAAAGCAGCAAAACCTTCCAAAAAATCTAAGCCGAAGAAAAAGAAGTAATGGCGGTCTACGATAAGCCAACGCTCCGGGAGCGGCTAAAGAATAAGATCATGGCTGGCACTAAGGGCGGCAAAGCTGGGCAGTGGTCAGCGCGTAAAGCTCAACTGCTGGCGAACGAATACGAAAAGGCTGGCGGTGGCTACAAGACCGCCAAGACATCGACGCAGCGCTCTCTGAGCAAGTGGACGAAAGAAGAGTGGGGCACTAAGTCCGGCAAGCCGTCCATTCTCGGCAAGAAGGCAACTGGCGAGCGCTACCTTCCCAAGAAGAAGCGGGAATCGATGAGCGATAAAGAGTACGCAGCAACGACTCGCAAGAAGCGGGCAGACATAAAGAAGGGAAAGCAATTCTCTAAACAGCCAAAAAAGAGGAAGTAAAAAATGGGTAAGCTAAAACTAGCATTCGAAATAGCGCGATTCGTTCTATTCCTAATCGCATCGATCAAAGATCTGGTCATTCAGGCAGAAGAGCAGCTCCCGCAGTCAGGAAAAGGCTCGGAGAAGTTCCAAGCGGTAAAAACTGCGGTAATCACTGCCGCTAAATACGCCGATATAGCCGACGAAGCAGTCGACAAAGCCGACGAGTTCATTAACGACTCGATCAATGGTGCAGTGGCGAAGTTTATCAATAGTGCCAGCTAAACTCGCCTATCGGAACTTCACGCGTAGCGAATTTCGCTGCAAGTGTGGCAAATGCGACTCGACCGGGCACGAGATCTCGGACGAGTTGCTGGATGCTCTACAGGCGCTCCGCACTGTGTGCGAATTCCCGTTCTTCATTACTTCTGGCTATCGATGCCCGGAACATCCTGCCGAGAGAAAGAAAGATTTCGTCGGTGCTCACGGCTGCGGGCTGGCGGTAGATATTGCAGTCAGTCACGAAGAAGCGATCCATCTTCTGAAGAATGCGTTCAATACCGGGCTATTCACCGGGATCGGAGTCAATCAGAAGGGCGACCGCCGATTCATCCATCTGGATATTGCGACTGACATGGAAGTAAACGCTCCCAGACCGCACATCTGGACTTATTAACAATCCCGCCACATTTTCGCATCAATAAAGTTGCGTATTAATGCCATTTTAGTATAATCGCTCGGACGGCTGGCATTCTGCTGGCCTAAATCGGGAGATTATTATGAGCGAAAAGACAACATTCGCGTCCATCTGGGCGACGTTATCTCAGGTCGACGTATCCGACAGAATCGAGAAAAAAGGCGATCTCAGCTATCTAAGCTGGGCATGGGCATGGGGCACTTTGATGGAGCACTACCCGCAAGCCGAGTATTCCTTCCAAGAGCCAGAGGTCGCAGCGGACGGATCAGTAATGGTTTACTGCACCGTTACGATAGATGGTCTCTCTCGCCAGATGTGGTTGCCAGTTATGGACTACCGCAATCGCGCAATTCCGTCGCCGAACGCATTCCAAGTAAACACGGCTCGCATGAGATGTCTGGTCAAATGCTTGGGAATTTGGGGCTTGGGGCATTCCATATACGCCGGGGAGGACTTGCCGAACGCTGAGATGGACAAAGCCGCCGAGCAGATGAAGGAGGAACTGAACCCGCCGAAGATGAACGACGAGACTCATGCCGAGATCGTCAAGCTAATGGTGTCGACCAAAGCGGACGAGCAGGAGTTTCTGAAATACTTCAAAGTCGAAAGAATCTCTGATCTGACTCAGGCTCACGCCGAGATCGCATTGCAGAAGCTGCACATTAAGCAGAACGCGTTCGAAATGATCTATCAGGATAAAGACAAATGAATGAAGACGAAAAGATTCTTTATTCTGCCGAGATTGCAGAGCTGCTAGAGATTAGCGAAGAAGAGCTGCATGAGAATATGGAGAATTACGCCATATTCATCTCGGACTATCAGCGCTTCCATCAAGCGGTCGAAGCGGTTCAAGAAGATCTGGAGCAGTACGACGAGATCGAGCACCGAGTAAAGCGGCTTGCTTTAATCACGACTTACTTCACGGCAGACTGGACGGATTTCGAGCGCAGTTATTACGTCGACATCTGCAAGCACATCGAAAGCAAATATACGGGAGAAGAGAATGCGAATATTGCCACACGAACAACGCACTGAGGGCTGGTACTCTGCTCGCAGGGGAGTGCCGACGGCTAGTTCATTCGGACGGCTAATTACGCCCACAGGCAAACGAGCGGCATCTGCTGACAGCTATATCGACGAGCTGATCG